GCAAAGAACTACTCAGATGCTACTTTGCAAATTCTTGGTGGTAATAATCAAACTGTACAGGTGGTTCAATTTGTCGATATGTTTCCAATCACGATTGATTCATTAATGTTTGCATCTACAAATACAGATGTGCAATACCTAGTTGGGAATGCAACATTCCGCTACGGATACTATAAATTCTTGTAAGACAAACTTGATTTTTTTGTAATACTGCGGTATAATGGCAGTATATAAATGTGAGGATATTATGAATATTGAACAATTACAAGAAGCGTGGGATTTAGATTGCCAGATAGATGATAACTATCTCGGTGAAACCACCACAGCAACTCCCAAGTTACATGCCAAGTATTTAAAACTACTTGTCAATGTCAAACTAAAACACACCAAACTCCAATCAGATTACAACTTGTTACGCAAGAATAAGTTTCGCCTATATCGTGGCGAACTATCACGTGATGAATTAACAGATCTTGGTTGGGAACAATGGCAGGGTGTTAAGCCATTAAAGAATGAGATGGATGAATTCCTCTCAGGTGACACCGAACTAAATACTTTAAGAGTCAAGATTGATTATCTTGAGACAATGATATATTTTCTTGAATCCGTTCTTGGCCAAATCAAAGCCAGAGACTGGCAGATTAAAACTGCAGTTGAATGGAAGAAATTCTTAGCTGGTATGTAATGATTAAAATTGAGAAGTTAGACGAAGTTTATGTTAGAGTTTTTAGCGATGGTTCTATTGAACAAGAACTCGCTGACTTCTTCACCTATGAATATCCAGGTGCAAGATTTACACCACAATTTAGAGCAAGGTTGTGGGATGGTAAGGTTCGTCTATACGATCAAGTAAGAAAGACACTCTACGTAGGATTAGTTTCTTACGTTGAAGAGTTTGCCACTCGCAATGGGTATGGCATTGAATACGTAACTCCTGTATTCCATCAAAACAATATCACACATCAGATTGTAGAAGACTATGCCAAGTCACTCAATCCTCATGGTCGTGGTAAACCAATCGAAATCCGAGACTATCAAATTGAAGCAGTAAAGACTGCTCTAGATAAAGAGCGCACACTGCTATTATCTCCCACTGCGTCAGGAAAGTCATTTATAATTTATACCACGATGCGTTGGCATATTGCACACGATCGTAAATGTATCATTATAGTTCCAACAACATCTCTTGTTGAACAGTTGTTTACTGACTTTGAAGACTACTCCTCTGCCAATGGTTTTAATACTGATGGTGCTTGTCAAAAGTTATATGCAGGATTCACTAAAGAGTTTACTAAAGATGTTCTAATTACAACTTGGCAGTCAGTATACTTACAACCCAAATCTTGGTTTGCTCAGTTCGATGTAATCTTCGGAGATGAAGCACATCAGTTTAAAGCAAAGTCCCTAACAACAGTTATGGAAAAGATGGACAAAATTCGTTATCGTATTGGAACAACAGGAACACTTGATAACAAGAAGGTTCATCGTTTAGTTCTTGAAGGCATGTTTGGTCCAGTGCATAAGGTTACTACAACCAAAGCACTCATGGATTCAGGAAGACTTACTACACTAAATATAATGTGTGTCATGTTGAAGTATAACGAAGAAATTCGTAAGACACAAAAGAATAAGACTTATCAAGAAGAGATGGACTTTCTTGTAAGTAATGATAAACGAAATAAATTTATTCGTAATCTTGCAGTAAAGTGTGAGGGTAATACCTTAGTTCTTTTTCAGTACGTTGAAAAACATGGCAAGATTTTATATGAATTAATAAAGGACAAGGTTTATGAAAATCGTAAAGTGTTCTTTGTTTACGGAGGAACAGATACAACCGATCGTGAAGCAATTCGTCACATTACAGAGGGTGAGAGCGATGCTATCATTATTGCTAGTTTTGGCACATTCTCCACTGGCATCAACATACCGTCTCTCGAGAATGTCATTTTTGCATCACCATCAAAGAGCAAGATCCGTAACTTGCAAAGTATTGGTCGTGGATTGAGATTGAAAGATGGCAAGACTAAATGTAATTTGTTTGACCTTGCCGATGATTTGCATTGGAAGTCTTGGAAAAACCATACTCTAAATCATGCAGCAGAAAGATACAAAACTTATGCTGAAGAAGAATTTAAAGTTAAAATTGTAGAGGTGGATCTATGTTAGACGACAACGAATTCTATATTGTAATGAAACTCACATCAGGTGAGCAAGTAATGGCTGTCCTCAAAGAAGAGGATGATGAACATGTCTTGCTTGAATCACCAATGTGCATTAGAACTATTCCCATCTTAGAGGCACATCGTGAGCATGTAACTGCTCATCCTCTATGTCAATTTTCAGATGATAGAACTTTTGTGATTGCAAAGCGAGACATTATGTTCGTGAAGAAATTGCATCATCTATTCATACCTCACTATCAACGCATTGTTGCAGAGCATGAAAGACTTTCTTTTATATCAAAAGATAACAAAGAAGAATTACTCTGGGAAGATGAAGTAGATTTAGAAGAAGCAAAGAGAAGAATCTTAATGCTTGAGGAGTTAGCGAAAACTCCAAAAGATGAGAGAGAAGAAGAAAGATTTAGAGTCTTTGTCGAAGGTAACGATACAGTTAATTAGTAGTAACGATCAACCCTAACACAGTGATTATGCCTCAAGTCAATTAAAAAAGCAAATTTATTTTATCTGCAAATTTGCAATCCAATAAGATTTGTCTTTTCGTCATGATTGATGTATACTTATGAATAACTTGAATTAAATGAGGAACTAGTATGTATGGCACAATATGTAAATAACGCTGACTTTTTAGCAGCTATCGTTGAGATGCGAGCTAAGAAAAAAGAAGCGGAAGAAAAAGGTTTACCGAAACCACAAGTAAGTAATTACATTGGTGAATGCATTCTTAAGATAGCAACACATCTTTCCTATAAACCCAACTTTATCAATTACTCCTATCGTGAGGAGATGATATCTGATGGTATTGAAAACTGCCTTCAATATATTGATAACTTCGATCCCACCAAATCCAATAATCCATTTGCATATTTTACACAGATTATCTGGTATGCATTTCTGCGAAGGATTGCCAAGGAAAAGAAACAGAGTTATATTAAAGGTAAGATGATTCAAGACATGCCGTTTGAGATGTTCGAGTTACAAGAACAAGATGACACAGGTGAATTTCATAATGCGTATTTAGACTTCATGCAGCAGAATCATACATTCGATGACTTCATTGGACGTAAGAAAGAAAAAGCTGCAAAGAAAAAGATGGAAAATACATTGAACAGTTTTTTGGATGATGAAGATGACACAGGACATAAGACAGTGGATTCGTGAACTACAAGCAGGACATAATATAGTAAGAAATTCTTATCCTGCACTAGCAAGAAGTACAAAGGCTAGAAGAAGAAAACAAGGTAAGAAACTTCTTAGAAAATATACATGGGATGCATTTGATAACCAATTTGATTTGAAAAAAATTATGGATGATAAGAAAATATTTTTAGGTGTTTCTGATTTCGAAGACTTAGTCACAGTCGAAATTATGAAGCGTCGTGTTGATGCAAACCTATCAACAGTACAACGAGAAACAACTGTTCTTTGCGATCGTCAAAGATGGTCCAAGTGGGCAGAAGAACATTACAAAGATTGTTTGTTTGTTCAAAGTAATTCTTCAACTGGATTTATCGTTGAGGAAAACACCAACAACTTTATCAAGTTTGATGTAAACTCTAACTCAACTACTGTTCGTGCATTCGGTGATGTTGAATTTGCAGAAGACATGGTTGAAATTGTTGAGTCTAACTTTGATGTTGTTACATCTTATATCGAATGGATCTATGGTGCTGATGGTAACTCCGTCAATGTTCCGCTAAATCGTGATCGTCTTCCAACTGAAGAAATGTATCCATTCCTTAATGGCGAATCCCTTAATGATTACTACGATCGTTACATGGAATCTTCTGCCAACATTCTCCTACTAATTGGACCTCCAGGAACTGGTAAGACTACATTCATTCGTGGTCTACTTGCACATCGCAACTGTTCTGCAATCGTAACATACGATGCTGGCATTCTTGAGAAAGATGCATTCTTTGCTAAGTTCATTGAGGATGATGCAGAAGTTATGGTTCTTGAAGACAGCGATGCATTCTTAAAATCACGTAGCGATGGCAACACAATGATGCAT